TGGCGGTATAGGCGCTCCTATGATGGCCTGCGCGGCTCTAACAGGAACTAGGTCACGTAGTGAAGCCGACGAAATCGAAGCGCCCCAAGTTGTACTATAGCTTCGCCGTACTAGGTCCTTGAAGTTGAACAGGCCCTGACTCCACGCCTCGAAACGCACACCGCCTAAAACCGACCGCTGGACACCTTCGGGCTGTGCGCTGAGCCAATCCTCGCCTTTGAGCCACTCAACTTCGGGCATACCCTTCACGACAGGTACTGAAGTGCATCGGCCGTTTGGGTGATCCGATACAGTATCCTGAACTCTGTACAGCGTTCCTTCATCAGCCAGACACGCCCCACACACTCGTCCGTCGTGAGCGGATAGCCTTCTGTGACCGGACACTACACCAGACGCCTCGTACTGCGCTCGAGACATTTCCTTATATGGCCTGAGCCCTTCAGTTCGAGCAATCAACAACGCCTTCGCCAGGCCACCTGAGAGATCATCTCGCATATCTTTGGCGACGTCTCTCGGGTTTCGGCCGAGAGCCGTTCCATTTATTAAAGAGCTCGTCAAACGCTCGAACACTCCCGGCAACGGCTGTCCGCGCGCGTCCTTAACCATACGAAGCTTAAGCAACTCGCCCAAGGGCTGCCCGTTACGAGCAACGCCGACCATGTTCTCAACCGCCTCGTAAGGCAATCGGTCGAACGCTACCCCTACACCAGTTAACTGAATCGCTTCTCGAGCGTGATCGATGCCAAGTACCCCACTGTTACGTTGGTAACTAGAAAGATCCTTTTCTGACCAATCAGCGTACTTACCAAACTCTTGTTGTACCTGCCCGACCAAACGCTGGTATCGCTGAAGTCGGTACATCCGAGCTTCCGATATGATCTCGCCCTGCTCCTTACGCTTCGCAACGTCCTCAGTAAGCTCCACAATGCGGTCTTCAAGAGCGTTCTCAACCCCAGTCCACCGCTTCGCCATCGTCTGCATCTGTGCAGCCTCGCGAGCGAGTATGCCTGCCTTGAACTCTCGCATTGCAACAACGATAGCCGGATCGGGCACTTCTACTCCTCACCTGTGGCTGCTTCGAACCGACCGCCGTGATCGCTACAATGCGCTCGAGCCTGAGCAGCTGTCCAAGTCTGCCGCGAGTAGCGATACGCTTGTTCAGTCGTACCCGCTGCTCCCTGAGGTCGCCCAAAGATGATACTGTATGCTTTGCCGTCGTGACGACGCGTCATGCGTCGAAGCGATGCGGACTGAAAGTCTCCGGGACTCCTTAGTCGACATGCATGTTCGTTTGGATACGGCACTTGGCTTCCTCCACTTACGACTTGCCAAGCATTGCCTGCGACCACAATGCACCACTAGCTACCCACACTACCGCTAGCATCTCGTCCGATCGGAAGAAAAGTGTGGTAGGCTCTTCTCCCTCACGTTCCAAGCGCAAATAGAGCGTATCCGGTTCTATGCCCCTAACTAAGCCCGCACTCAACGTACAATTCATGTAAGGCTGTGACTGCGCTTGCCAGCAAACAGCCTCGCGTCCGTTGTCAAGGACAACGACAAACTCGACCCGTTCAACTACCGACACTCTCGCTACCTCCGCTTACGCACAGCCCCATTCGCTTGCCGCTTGCCTCGTCGGATGCCGAGTGCGTACGCGTACTTGACGAGCGACCCAAGAACGACGAGGCTCGAAGCCAACGTTCTCAATACTGCGTCCCGCTGCTCCGGTTCCTGCCTGAAAATGCTAGCTGCGTGCAGCATTACATTCCAGGCCATGATGGCTTCTGCTATGTGGCTGAACTCGGCGTTCTTCTCCCCTACAAGTTCGTCCACTTCGCTTGCGGGCATCTTGCGAAGTACCTTTTCGATCTTCGCCTCGTATGCCCGAGTTGTGGTCGCCCCTGCCTGACGGCGCTGTGCAGCTGCTTTCAAGGTCGCGAACAGTCGTTGTGCTTCTGACATTGTGCCTCCCCTAGTGCTCCCTACTTACATTACGTACCCGTGCGCTCCCCAGTAGAAGTCCACTTCGGACAGGTTCGTAGCGTTCCATACCTGCACCCAAAGCTTCATAGCGACTGCTAGGAGCGGTATTCGGATTGGAATGGGGACTCCTGCGTTGAACGGCCCTGCCGTGGCCATGAACATCACTTCGGACCACTGACCCGCAGCGATAGCCGCCGCACTCGTACCTGTTCCCCAGATAACGCGGAGTCGATACGGTGTAACATGACCTGAATCGACTACGAGCAGCTCGTGTGGATCGAAAAGGGTGTCCCCAGCAAAGGCGGGTACTGTGTCGCTGGCCCCCTTGATCGGTATTGCTGCTCCCCAAGCTCCGTCGCCGCTTATAGCGACAAAGGGAACTGTTACTGTTGCTGCGATAGCCGTGTCCTCTCCAGGAGAACCATCGCTCCCCCACCATCGATCTCGATTGTGGAAGTGTACCTCGGCATGGTCTGCTATGATGCCGACGGCAGTCACAGCACCGACGTCACTCGATACTACAGGGTCTGTTGGCATGTTTAGTACTCCAAGGTAACCGTGATAACAGCATCCACGGTATCGGCTCGGATAAAGTGAAGAAGGGCGATGTTCTCTTGCCTACGTACTGTTACTGTACTGCCGGCAGGCAAATGATGCCCCCAACCTGTGGTAGGATCCGAACCTTCGTAAAGAAAGTTGATCCCACCCAAAGCAACTCCTACCCCATCCGTAGCCATCGCTGTGATCATGGCCGCTCGAGCCGCCGCAATCTGCGGTGCTGTGAATCCAAGGTCGACGTGATCGATCCCTTTGCTCGCGTTGCTTACCGCCATGGTGGCCGATACGCGTGCTATATATGCAAACTCAGGCATCAGCTCCCTTCCTCCTCTTCTCCTTCGCCCTCTTCAGTTGTCGCGGCCTGATCGAACTCGCGTTGCTGTTCCATTAACGCCCGTGCCAAGCTAGCCGACGACGATGCAGCCTCTTCTGCGCGGTCCTTATCCATCTGTTCGATCTCGGCCTCTGTCCAACCCGCTCGATGTACGGCAGTCTTCAACGGAATGCCTGCTTCCACATCAATCTTGCGGATCTCAGACGTCGTTCTAGGTTGGACTGTCTCCACTGGCGACCATATGACGCTGATCTCTTCCGGGTTGACTGTAGTGCCGTCGAGCCTCAACATAAAGGCCGCAACTCGTTGCCATGTGTTACCAAAGCCTGCCGTATAGCGCTCGCACTTCTTGTTAAGCGGCGCTTCGAGGGCTATCAACGCCTCGCCGCTCAGTTGACCTGTTGACCCAAAGAAGAAGTGCCGTGGCGTTCGGCTTATGGAGGAGACAGCTCCGATAACGTGGGCAATGCCCGATACGTAGTTGTCCAGCTGCGCTGCAGCCAACTGACCCACTTGCGCGGCTTGACTTACGCCATCGCCCGCAGGTATCCCCCAAATCTCGTTGGGCGCGTTTTTGAGGTCTGTTACGTCAGCACTCGAGATAATGAACCGTTGAGGAAACGCCCCGAACTCCGCTGTAATCATAAGGTCAGTCAGAAGCTTGTCGGTGGCATCCTGCATCGATAGGATGCTTGTGGTCAACTCAGATGTGATCGCCCGACGTGATCGCCTAAAGTGGAATACTGGAATCTGCTCGTACGGATTGGGCGCCTCGGCTTCCTCAGTGGGCTTGAAGGCGCCATGCGCTGAAGGCAGTTGCTTCATTTGCTCGGTCGTGAAGTACTTAATGCCGTCAGGGTAGTACAGATTCAGACGGTATCGACCTCCGTCCGTTCGCCACCACTTTGCAGCCCACTTCTTCTTGCGCGGGTTCTCCTCGTCGTATCGTATGTAGCACAATCGCGCATCGTTGTAGTACGCCTGTATGTTGTCCTCGCTGTCAGGCCACACCAGAACGAACGCCTCGCCCGTAACAAGCGCCGATAGGTGTACGGTACGAGCATCGAGGTCCATCTCGGTGACTTTCCATAACTCAGCAAGACGGGCCTTTGCTGGGATGTTCGTCCCTACATCAAAGCCGAGCAGTTCAAGTCGTTCCCAAGCCGTATCGACTACCACAGCGCACCAGTTCTCGACGAACTTAGCGAGCTTAGTGCCGAACACTTCCTGCAGCCGCTCCGTAGAGTACTTCAGGATGTGGTCGCCATCGTAGTACCGCCACAGCGTATCGTAGACCGTCTTTTTGATTATGAGCGCGTTGAAGGCGATCTCTAAGTCGTTTGCCTCGACCATTCCCTACCCCTGACGACTTGTTGCTGTCTGCTTACCGTAATGCCGTTCGAGCATAGACAGCACTACCGCGTCCCCGCAATCCGGCGAACGCTTTAATCGCTCGATGATGTCCTTCTTGCTCTCGACCTGAATTCCGGAAACTGTCACCTTCCAACGAGGTGCAGTCAGATCCGCTGTTAGCTCTGGGTCATCCGGAAGATCCAGTTCGTCTCGCTCAAGCGCCTCACGCACAGACCAATAACCTTCTGCGCGAACGTTCCTCATCTTGAGGCGCTTCGATTTGTCCGTCGCCCTAGTGCTGGCTGCGAAGTTGATCGGCACGACTTGTAGTCCAGCGCCATTCGCTATGTCGAATGCTGACGAGCCCACACCGATGATGTCTACGTTAGCACTTACGTCGCTCGTACCGCTTAGCGCCTTCGCTATGAGGGCTGCCACTGAACTGCCGTCTGGTGTCGTTTTGCCCGCATGCTTCTCAAGCGGCGCCACCCACGTGCCGTAACGCTTAGCCAGAGTAGTCTGATCCTTACCGCCCCGAGCGACGTCAACACCTACCTTCGATAGGGACTGTTCACCACGTCCTCGCTTCCATCGTTCGTTGCTTCTCTTGATCAACGACAGCGGGATGATGAGCCACGGATCCTCTTCGAACTCAATGGTAAAGTCGCCTGAAAGAAGTTGCGACCTGAGCGGCTCTGGCAAGTTGCGTAACGTACGCGCGTAGTTCGTACTCATAAGGAACGGGTTGTCTGCGAGCGTGGCTGGAATGAACGAGCGCGATATCGGATCGATCAGTTCCCCATCAAAGAAGAACGACTCAGGGCCGTCGACCTCTTGCTCCTCGCCACCGACCATCGCAAACCAACGTATCTCGCCAGGCTCTGCTGGGTTCGGATACCTCTCGTCGAGCCACGGTGCCCAGTACTTTGTGACCCATTGCCCTGTCGGAGTCGACGGAGGGTTTCCAGTTGCGATCTTACGTACCCGCTGGCCTGGATCCGTTGTACGTAGCCAGGCACCTAAGAAGCGAAACTGAAACTCGGTGAACTCCGTCAGCTCATCGAACCCAATGAAGTCGTGCGGTCGTCCTCGATACTTTTGGACGTCCTTGTCGTACTGCACAGCGCCAAACTCAATCGCCTTCTGTCCTGGAACGCCTCGCCACAGATGTACGTTTGAGTTGTATCGAGCGCCGAAGGGATATAGCAGCTCACCGGAGCGGTCTATGATCTCCCTAAGTTGCGGGAACTCCCTTCGGAATATGATCGACTTCTGATGTTCTAAAATGGCGGCGCCTAGTAACAGGTCGCTCTTTCCACCCCCTGCACGACCTCCAAAGAACAGCTCGTCGGCGTCGTTCTGGAGGGCAAGTGTTTGCGGGCCGGGTAAAGCGCTCCACACCCTATTCGGTGGGATTGCTCGCCGACGAGCTGTCTCCTTCGTCTTGCGGAGGTCGACTTTGATGCCTCTCGTCTTCAGGGCTCTCTCCGCTGCCATCAGCTGACGGAGCCTCGTCGTTGTCGCCAAAGAACCTCCCATAGAACTGTAGGAGTTCAGCATCGCCCATTTCAAAGATCTTCAAAAGCTGCGGCGGAATAAGGGCACGTGTTTCGACATCGACCGAAGCCAGCCACGCCCTCAGGGCAAACGGGCCGCTTTCGATGCGGTGCCCCTTAACTGCGAGCAGCCAATCCATTCCCGCATCCGCCCATGCTCGGGCTTGAGAGACATGCCGACGAAGCATCTGATAGCGTTCGTCTTCGATCTGGCTCTGCAACTGAGCGTACATGTAGTCGTCGTACGCCTCGGCGCGCTCTTTCCATTGCCACAGTCGACTATGGTACGTCCAGGCCTTTGGGGTCGCCTTTATCGGCTTAGTGAGGCCGTGGGCTTTCCGCCATCGTTTGTACGCGTCCATCATTGAACGGTTTGCGCCGACTGCCACATAGTAGTCGCGAAAGCGGCCATACCAACGAGACGGTTCGTCGTCTTGGCGAACCCAAGGGTCGCGATTGGTGTTAAGCTCTACTGGTGCGAGCTCGTCCCAACTCACTCCTGCATACTCTCCCCTGCCATAACCAGGCTGTGGCACTAGGCACCTCGCACGTCCAGTTCAGGAACCGCTCCACTACAACCCATCTTTTTCGTTATGTAGCACAAAACCTCCAACAATAGCGCAATGAGTGGTGGAGCATCTTACACTTATATTATATCACGCTTTCTAAAAAAAAGCAATCCGCAATCTAGATCAATCTATGTACGCTTAGGGGCGTTGATGCAGTAACGCACAGTGCAATTAACATGCCTTTCTCGCCTTCTGTGATCTGTACAGTGCCTTTTTTGTCGCTCTTAGGGCATTTCTCAGTATTTAGCAAAGCCCTCTAAGGGTAACTATTACACATAGGTCCTAGGTAGATAGCAATAGGGCTGACGAAGGCGTCAGTGTTCGCGGCTTTAGGGCTATTTTAGCTTTGAGAGCTTAGAGATGTAAAGTATAGAGAGAGAAATCTAAAGGGTTAGAAGAGCAATAAAGAGCGCTCTTATGCTCTTCTCTCTCTCTCTCTCTCTCTCTCTCTATCTCTTATTTTATTACTAAATGCTAAAAGAGCCCTTTTGTGACCTACCCTGTCACTATCCTGTATCGGTTTGTTGTGACCCACACCCTCCTCGAGCGTACCTACACTTAGACAGCTTCCCGCAGTTTTGAGCGGTTTTCGCTAAGAGC